ATAATTTTTTCAACTTTTGAAAATCTAATAAATTCATTAGTAAAATAAAAAAACATGAAAGTTAAAATTACAAAAGTAGAATTTAGAAAAGAGGTTGAAACAAAGTTCGGAGTAATGCAATCCTTTAATGCTGAATACAACGATAAGCGAGGAGGGTTTATGTGTAAGAGCAAAGAAAACCCGACTTTTGAGGCGGGCAAAGAATATGACATTGTAGAGACTGAAAGAGAATATAAAGGCAACACGTATTATAATATAAAATTAATACCAAAGCAGGGCGGTAATTTTGGGCGAGCTATAAAGCGAGAACAGAGTAAATACAGCGGTTTTGCTATGTCATACGCAAAAGATTTGGTAATTGCCGAAAAAATAGAGCTTAAAGAAATTGCAAATTACACTAAAAAAATGTTTGCTTTGATGGTTGAACTTGATAAAACTTTAGACGCATGATCTATAATGTAGAGCAAGACAGTCCAGCATGGGACGAGCTAAGAGCAGGGAGAGTTACAGGAACAAGGTTTCAAACCCTTGTTTCTGGAATGAAAACAAAAGGGTATCAAGATTTAATACTTGATATTACAGGCGAAATATTAACAGGCGAAAGAGAACCTTCCTTCTCAAATGATATAATGCAAAGAGGCATTGACCTTGAACCAGAGGGAGCGCTGGAGTATGAGAGAGTTACAAAGCAAGATGTCGAGCTAATCGGATTTGTAACTAAAGACGGAGATCTTGAGGAATGGACAGGGGTAAGCCCCGATAGACTTATAAAAAATGACGGAATACTTGAAATAAAATGCCCTTTAAGAAAAACTCATTTAAAATATCTTAAAGGTCAAAAATTGCCTACGGAATACAAACACCAAGTTCAGTCTCAAATGTGGGTAACAGGGCGTAAATATGTTGATTTTATGAGCTTTTACCCTAAATTAAAACCCTTTATTATTCGTGTTTATCCAGATTTAGAACTATTTGCAGACTATGAGGAGAGGATGACCATTTTAATAAAAGATGTTAAAGAACTTATTAAAACATATAAATCTTTATAATGGAAAATATTGAAAAAATACGTATTGAGCTGAATTGGTACGGTAAGAACGGAGACACGGCAAGCATTGAAAAATTGCTAAAATTGCAGGATAATCTTGCAATCCGCTCTTACTTCCTAGCCGACGAATTAGGCGGAATTAAAACGGAGTATAACCATGCTTATTTTAGCAGAAAGATTGAGTTTAACAAGGCAAAAGCTGGCTTTTTGAATAATAGAAAAATGACACTAGGAGCGTCGGAAATAGAGGCAATTCTGGACGTTGAAGACATTCAAAAACAAGAGATTGAACTTGAAAGTTTAGGCTATAAATTAGAGTTGTTACTTCGTCAGGTTAATAGAGTTATACAAGCGACACAACAAAGAATTTCTTTTTTGAAACAAGAAAAAGAAAGTACACGAAAACAAAACACAACGTAATGAATGATAAAAAAATAATTAAAATTGCTGAGGAATTCAGCCTACATGTAAGCATCGTAAAAAGCATTATAAACGAATATATTTATACTCCTTATAAAGACGGCTTAGTCCTTGAAAACACTTTAAAAATGGTGTTAGAACATTTAGGATTGAATAAAGAAGATATTTTAAATAAGAGTAATAAACCGCATATAGTAAGAGCAAAGAGAATTTATGCAACAGCAGTTGTCCAATATTTCAAGGAGATGTACGGAGAAGATTTTATATTTATTTTTAGGACATTAAATAGAATTCCTCTTTACAATGCAATTGCCGAAAGCATTAATTTGAGCCGTTTTACAATTTTCCATTATGTAAATTACACAGCTGACAACTACGATGCTGTCAGAGATATGGATATTTTTTATAAATGGGTAGAAGATAATAATTTAAAAATTGGAGACCATGAAGGATTATAAATTTAGAGCATTTAGAAATGTGATAATTAGGAAATTGTCAAGAGCCGAAAACAGAGAATTATTTTTTGACAAACTAAGCGAGATTAAAACAATGTCGGAGACTGAACTTGATTTTAGATTTGAAGCATTTTTAATTGATATAGTCCCCTCTGAGCATGATAAAGTCTATGAGAGAAAACTATACTATAATAGTTAAAAAATGTTAAATTGTTGTAAATGCAAAAAATAAACGATACATTTACAAATAATCTAAAAAAAAAGATGAAGAAAAATGAAGTAATAATGTTAGCCGAAATTGTCACAGGATTTGATAATATTGAAGTAATCAATATTGAAGACAAAGGAGGTTATTTAGAACTAAAATATAAAGGGTTTGGAAATGAAGTGAATAGGTTTATAATTTCTGAAACAGGGAAAAGTGTTTATTTTGGACATTGGAGTTTTGAAGATAAAGCTTTAAACCAATTCGGACATCAAAAAGCAATTGAATACCTACAAAGTAAATATTCAAATTTATTGAAAGCAGTTAGTACGTTAGATTAATCTAAAAGATACAACTATGAAAAAGATTATAATTATTTTAGTGGTTTTGGTTTTTTGTTCGTGCCAAATTCCAACAATGCCAGAACAACAGACAGGCGGTAAAACGTGCGATACAACGGCACGAGACACGAAGGAGAGAGATACAACATGGTTTTATTAACATTAAAAAGCGGTAAAAATGAAAATTAAAAAAATTGAAGTAAAAAACTTTAAAGCAATTGGCGAAACAATAGCCGATTTTGGAGGATGCTCTGCAATAATAACAGCAGGTAATAATAAAGGCAAAACCTCTCTTTTGCGAGGGCTTACAGACAGACTAAGAGGAGAGAAACCCGAAATTATTTTAAAAGAGGGTACAGAAAAAGGTTTTACTACTATGGAGCTGACAGACGGCTCAAAAATAAAGTGGTCTTTTACTGGCAAAACAGAAAGTTTTAGTTATACAACCGTTGAGGGGTTTGTAATCAAGACAGGGGTTTTAAAAACTATTGGAGAGCGTTATTTTGGTTTAAAATTTGACATTGATAAATTTTTAATGTCAACACCAAAGGCACAAGTTGTAACACTCCAGAAACTTGTCGGACTTGATTTTGAAGAGGTAAACGACCGATTTAATAGAGCTTATTCGGACAGAACCGAAAAAAACAGAGTATTAAAAGGATTAAAAGAGAATTCCTTAACGCCTCCCGAAGAGATTGCAAAACCAAATATTGAAATTCTAAAAGCGGAATTAAAAGCGGTCAGAGAAAAAAACGACCTTCTTAGCTCAGAGTATCAGAAAGAAAACAAAACGCATCTTGATAGACTATTGAAATTCAATGCAGAACAGCGAAGGAAAGCCTTATTTGAAAAAGAAACCCGATACATTTTAAATAAGATGCAAGGGGAGACCAGAGGCGATTTAATCCAGTTCATTAAATTTGACGAGTTTACCAAATACGTTGATGAACTCCCAAAAGCAGAGGACGAAATGATAATTAAAAATTTACAAGCTCCACAACTTGAAAATTTAACAGAATTAGAGGCTAAAATCGACACCGCTTATCAAAATTTGACATATTACAACAACTATGTTAGAGATTTAACGGCTTATGAAAGTTGGGTAAGTGTTGGGAAACTTGCAAAAATAGCGGTTGAAAATGCTGATAAACTTGTAAAAGATATTGAGCAAGAGAAAAAAGATATGATAAACTCCGCTAATATTCCTCCAGAGTTTGAATTTGGAGACGATGGGATTTTATACAAAGGGTTACCACTTTCAAATAATCAAATGTCAAGCAGCAGCAAATATATTGCAAGTTTGAAACTTGGAGCAATGGCTCTAGGCGAAGTTAAAGCAATGCACTTTGACGCATCTTTTTTAGATAGGGAAAATTTAGAAAAAGTTCAAGCGTGGGCGGATGAAAATGATTTACAGTTATTAATCGAACGCCCTGACTTTGACGGTGGAGAAATTGAATATCAAATAATATGAAATTAACATTATTTGTAATATCGACAATAGGCATTTATTTTGCATATATTTGTTGGCAGTATTTGCCTATTTTATCGGTAGTTGTTTTATTAATGTTGCAAAACATATTATTAATATATAAATTTGAGAAAATGAAAACAATAAAAATTACAGACAAAATGTATAGTTCCTTAATGGAGTTATCAAAAGAGATTAACAGCCAAGACCACAGGAGTATGAGCATGCCTTATTTTTTCCAAGTTCAAACTGAAAAAGGAGTTGTTGCACTGGAGGGGTGTGGGGATACTGTTTATTGGGTTGACTCTGACGGTTTGGAATTACGAACAAAAGAAGACATAGAAGAGTATATAAAAGATTATATTTCAGATGAATTTGGAGATAAAACAGCAGAAGAAATATCCCTTTATTTTATTGATAAAATAAAGGGGAAAGAGGCTGATTGGCTTTTAAATAAAGATTTTAGGCGAGTAGATATAGTCTTTGAAAAAAGATATGAGAACTCCTTTTTCACAGCAAAGGCATGTCAAGAAAATATTAATGCAAATAAGCATCATTATAACAAACCTGTAACATATCTTAATGGTGCATTTCGCAACCCAGAAATGGAGTTAGTTATGAAATTTCTTTGTGAGTTAAATGGAGGAACGCTCCATAAATAAACATTATTAAGTTTAGAAAATGAGTAGGCTTCAGAGAAAGCGTGGACGTAAATCAAATTATGTTCATGCTTTAAACAAAAACGAAGACTGGATAGAAGTCAAACGGCTTGTTCTTATAAGAGATAGAAACTGCCGTATTTGCTCCTCAAAGTTATATTTAGAAACGCACCATTTAACATATTACGCTGATGGAAAAAGTATTGTAGGTAAAGAAATAAACCATTTAGATAAAATGCTGTTACTTTGTGCAAAATGTCATAAACTTGTTCATAAGGATAAAAAACACCCTATGAACCCAAAAAATTATAAAAATGGAATTTTTTAAAGAAATTAAGGAGTATTTACTCCTCAGAAATTTAAGTGATAAATATGATATAATGTTTACCGTATTCGTTTACGGAGTAGTACTAGGCTTTATTTCAATTATAATACTTTTAACACAATTAAAATAATGGAAAACAAAAAAGATTACAACGAAGAAAACGACCTCCGAATAGTAGAGAGTCTAAAGTCAACAGCTAAGGAGACACAAGAGGCACAAGACCGCCTCGACACAAACAAATCACAGGGAAGTAAATGAAGTATGTAAAACCGTTTTTAAACGGAAGAGAGGCGGAGTATTGGCATAATCGAAATTGTGCCGTTTGCTCGACTAAATGCCATTTTAAAAAGAATATGGAATATGGTGTTATAATTGGAGAGATAACAATTGCAACTGCTGAATTTATAGGCTATACGCAAAAAGAAGGTAATCACATTGAAATAAAGGACTGCAAAAACAAAGATAATTACCAGAAAAAAAAGAAAAATACAGAAAATAAAAATGGCTTAACTCTATTTTAGGCAAAATTATCAAATGTTAAAAGATGTTAAGAAATGTTAATTTAGTTGCACACGTAAAATAAAAGTTGTTTATTTGTGTAGAATTTAATTATTAACAGCCGTCATTGGCTTAAAAAAGTAGAAATTATGAGAAATGCAGATTATCAAAAAGTAGTAGGATTAAGAAAGAAGTATAAAAGTATTGAAACAATGCTAAGGCACGCAAGTGCTGAACAGCGTGTTATACTAGAGAAACAAGAGCGAAGATGGAAAAATCGCATTACAAAAGACTTTCCTAAGTCTTTTTGTGATAATCTTATTAAGAATAAAATGCAAGAAATTGCAAATGCTATGCCCGACGAGGGCTACAGCATGGGTTCGGTTGTAAAAGTATCTTTTGCTACCTTAACAGTAAGAGATGACAGGACAGAGACTTATGCAAAATCTTGCTCTTACAGACCCACACACGGGGCTGTAACTTATAAGTTAACAGCTGACGAAATAAGAAATATTTCAATAATTGGTGGTATAGTAACATATATATATCCAAAACAAAGAAATAAAGTAAAAAAATGTTACTGGTATGCTGGTGTTGGGTCGAAGAATAGATTTTCTTATGAAAAAGTAGAGGGGTTTGTTTTTGCTGATTTTCACTCTAAAAATAAAGAACTTGCAAAAATTGGCGGTCTTGCAAATATTGCAAGAAAAAAAAACAGAATAAAATTGGCAAAAGAGCAAGCAAAAGAGCAAGCTCTATACCAAAAAAAATACAGGAAAGCATTAAGGTCAGAGTATTCTTATCAAGATAGCCTTAACGCAGGCAACTGCGAAGTTGGTACAAAAGCCTTTATTTTAAGGCTAAAACTTGACGAAGAGAAGAATTACAGAGGCTCTTTTTTGTTAAAAAAAGCTAAAGAAAAAAGCACAAGTGCTGTATATTTTATTGAAAAAATGATAAATAATAATATATGTTAATATATCTAATAAAGTCTAAGGCTGAGCAAAAAGCCTTAGACTTAGTAAAAAAGAACAGTTTTAAATTAAATTTTGTTCGCTTTTTTTGGCGAACAATTTACGTTTTTACAAAAATCAAATAAGATGGCAGAAAAAAAAGATTTATTCCTAAGAATAAAAAGATGTTGGCTTGACAAAATATTGTCAGCCGAAAAAACAATTGAGTACAGAGATTTTAAAGATTTTTATATTAGTCGGCTCTGTATTATCAAAGATGGCGAAATAGTGGACGTTAAAAAGTTCGATACTATAACCTTAGTTGCAGGGTATAGAAAAGATGCACCAAAAGCAACCTTTGAAAGTAAAGGTGTATTTATAGCTGTTGACAAAGAGGGCAACCCGATTGAATTTGAGATTGAAATCGGCAAGTTAATAAGTAAATCAAATATTGATTAATTAAAGATTTATTTGTATATTTGAGCTTTATTTATTAACTAAAAATCAATATCATGCCAGAAGGAGGAAAATTTGGAGTGAAAAGAGCTACTGCAAATATCAGTAAGTTCTTGAAAAAAACACAATTTGACCACGGAAAAGGCTCAACATTTACACGAGCAAGTACACGACAGAAACATCAGTAATGATAAAAGCGGTAAAAATCATTAACGAGGTAAAAAATCAGACCAATAGTATTATATTATTTCATTCAGGAGCTGGAAAAGATAGTATAGCACTATTGGACTTGTTATATACTCGTTTTGATAAGGTTGTTTGTGTTTACATGTACATAATCAAAGACTTAGAACATATTAATAAATATATCTACTGGACTAAGCGGAATTACAAAAACATTGAATTTATACAGTTCCCACATTTTGCGGTTTCCTCCTATGTCAAGGGTGGATTTATGGGTATAAAGAAAAACCCAAAGCAAAAATTATACACTCTTTCAGATATAACAGAAAGAGCAAGATTAAAAACTGGTATAGAGTGGGTCTGTTATGGTTTCAAGAAGACAGACAGTCTAAACAGGCGGTTAATGCTTAATGGTTATGAAATGGGAGGAATAAACAGACCAACAAGAAAGTTTTACCCTTTATCAGATTATAAAAATGGCGATGTTTTGCGATACATCAAAAATAGACGATTACCAACACCAATAAATTACGGAGGAAATCATCAAAGCTCAGGAACTGCATTAACAGATCTTAATTTTTTATTATACTGTAAACGAAAGTTCCCAAATGACTACAATAAGATAATATCAACATATCCAGAAACGGAGCATAAAGTGGTAAGTTATGAAACAAGAGGAAATTACTAAATTTCAAAATACAAATCAATCAAAGGTTTTAAGGAGCAGTATAAAATTTGCATCCTACAACCCTCGTACTATTTCAGAAAAAAGTTTAAAAGCCTTAAAGGCTAATATTAAGCGTATTGGTTTACTTGGTGGAATAGTCATAAATAAAAAAACAAGCAATATAGTATCTGGACACCAAAGGGTTACAGCTTTAGACCAATTAAACAAGTATAAGGAGGAAACAAAAGAAAATGATTATACTTTTATTGCTGAGATTGTGGAACTTGATGAAATTGCAGAAAAAGAACAAAATGTCTTTATGAATTCGACATCAGCACAAGGAGAGTTTGACAATGAGAAATTAAGCTTATTACTTCCAGACATCGACTATAAGAATGCAGGACTTGACGACTACGACATCGGAATTATTGCAGCTGAAAGCCCAAATATAAACTTTGGCAACAATTCGGAGGTAGAAGAGGATATACAAGAAATGGATAAACCCTTTGAAGACCGAAAAGAGGCAATAAAAGAAAAAAAGCAAAAAGCACAGGAAAAAATAGAAAACGACATGAACGAGGGAGACCCTTATTTCACCGTAACATTTGATAGTTACCAAAACAAAGCGGAATTTCTTGAAACTCTGGGCTTTAACGCTCAGGATAGGTATATAAAAGGAGAACTTTTATTTGATAAAATAAGCGAATAATTACAGGAATAAAACGGTATCAAAATGGCATATTCAGACGAATTTAAAGACAAATTTATACAAGTATATACAGAAGTAGGATTTAGCGTAACAAAGGCGGTTAAAATCGCTAAAATTGACTGGAAAACACACTTCCAATGGATGAAAGATGATAAAAAGTATAATAAGCGTTTTAATGAGGCAAAAACGGAGGCTTTAGATGTTTTACTAGAAGAGTCAGAGCATACACATAGAATTTTACGCCTTGGAATACCTAAGAAAAATGAAGAGGGTAAATTGGTAGGCTGGGAGGAAAGACCAGATGGCAGGGCTATTGAGTGGTTTCTTTCAAAACGTTCTCCTGATTATTCCGATAAATTAACCTTACAACACACGTCAGATGAGAATTTTGCAGACGTTATAAAAAATATATTAAGTGGAACTCCTACCGAAACAACTACAAGCGACAAAGACGACATTACAAGCGATTAGCGGACTAACAGATGTTGCATTATTACTTTATGGAGGCGCTATCCGTGGCGGAAAAACTTATTGGGCTTTGATTACAGCATTAATGTTATGCGAAATTTACCCAGGATCAAGATGGGCTGTTGTCCGTAAAGATTTACAGCGAATACAGGAGAATACAATCCCCTCCTTTAATAAAATATTAGAAGAAAACCCTTTTTTACATGGGACTTTGAAATATTCCCCTTACATTAATTATACTTATTACAATGGTTCTAAGATACTTTTCAGAGGTGAAAACCTAGACAGAGACCCCGATTTAGACAAATACAAAGGTTTTGAGACGAACGGTTTTATCTTTGAGGAGATGAACGAAATTTCTTTAAAAATGCTTTGGAAAGGTTTCGAGCGTGCTGGTAGTTGGATTATTCCAAACATAGAGACACAACCAAAACCGTTTATAATGGGAACTTGTAACCCCACCCAGCAATGGGTAAAGGAGTTGATTTATGACCCCTACGAGGCTGGAACTTTGCGAAAAAATTGGGTTTATATTCCTGCTAAAATAACAGATAACAACAAACTCCCACAAACTTATATTGATAGCCTTAAAAACCTACCACGTTATGAATATATGGTATATGTTGAGGGTAATTGGAATGTAAGGCTAAAAACAGGAGGCGAGTTTTTTAAAGCATTTGAGGTTGAAAACCATATTAAAAACATTTACTACGATGATAAGGAGTTAATCCACGTTTCAATTGATAGTAATGTTTTACCGTATATTGCGATTTCATTATGGCAAGTAAAAAAGACGGTAAACGGCTATAAGCTTAAAAAGTTTGATGAAATACCAGCCGAATATCCGCATAACTCCGCCCGAAAAGCAGGTAAATTATTGATTGAATATTTAAAGAAAATAAACTATAACCAAAAAATAAAGCTGTACGGAGATAGTACGACTAAAGCAAGAAATAATATAGACGATGAGAATAGGAGCTTTTTTACATTATTTAACAAACCTCTAAAAGATGCAGGCTACACGGTCGAAGACAAATTTTTCTCTGCAAACCCTCCAGTATCGGCAACTGCTGAATTTATAAACGAAATATTCGAGAATGAAATTTACAGCACTTCGATAGAAATAGGAGAAAACTGCAAAAAGACTATTTCCGATTATATAGAAATAAAAGAGGACAAAGACGGAGGAATGTTAAAAAAACGAACAGTAAACCCTGAAACAAAGGCTAGTTATGAGCTGTACGGTCATTTTCTTGACACAGATAGGTATTTTATTTGCAAGGTGCTAGAGCATGAATTTAACCGCTTTAGATTGCGTTTGACTAATTACAAAGATGAGACCATTCCAGACATGCCCGAAAGCTTTATTTTAGGAGGAATATAAGATTTTTTAAACATTTATAAATAAACAAGTTAGTCAACTTCTCCCACCGTGGAGATAAAAAATAAAAGAACCATGAAAAAAAAGAAAAATACAGATAATAAGAATAACTTAACTCTATTTTAGACAAAATTATCAATTATTAAAGTATGTTAAAATATGTTAAATAGTTGCACACGTAAAATAAAAATTGTTCATTTATGTAGGGCTTAATCATTAACATAACTGCATATAACGACCTATGTATAGTTTGAAAGCCATGCGATAAACCTTAATTGGCTTTTTAACTATACATTTTGTTATAGCCAGTTATTAAAATAAAAAAGATGGAAAAAATGACGATTAAAGAAAATATAATTGCAACAATAAGCGATTTATGTAGTGATTTTTTATACTATGACAGAAAGGAAGATGAAGATTTAAGTATGAAACAGCTAAATAAAGCCGTTGCTGATGGAGAAGTGACTGTTGATGAAATGGTCTCTGAGTTTAGAAAAAATTTAGAGAATACATTCAAGGCTTAATTGGCTATAACGTTTAGCGTATGCGGTCGTTGCCGTAATTGAAACACGAATTATTAATATAAAAACTAATTAAATATGGAAAATAAAACTTCAAATAAAAAAGAAATTAAGGCAATGCCGTATGACGCATTGTTATGCCCCGTTGATTTATTTCGCTATTTTGTGAAAAAACAATATGAGGGAGTAGAAATAAGTAACGAAGATATAGATGAATTACGAATTGAATTTGCGAAATACTTACACAAATTAACCCTAACCGATAAGCAAAAGGAAAACATATTGCCTAAAAGTACTTTTGATGTGATATTAAATGCTGAACATCCATTAAAAATGCACGGATTTGAAGTTGCTTATGTTTTTCATTTTGCAACATTCATTAAAAAAATGCAAGAAGAAGCAAAGAAACAAGGTTATTCTCCTAATGGGGCATAACGGCATACTTACTTAAACTGAAAAATGTTTTTACATTTTTTTGTTTTAAGCAATATGTTAAGGGCATTAATTTTTAATTTACATATTTATGAGCAGAGTTTTAGCAATAGGAAATAATAATGCAGGTTCAAGAACTGCAATCGAAGCAATAAATAATTTAAAAAATCACGGACACGAAGTAGTTGTCTTAAAAAACGAAAAAGATATGAATACAGACCATGTGAAAAATTTGCCTTTGTTAGCTGCAATATCAATGTTTGAACAATTAGGCAGAAATGATTATGACAATAGAAGCGGATTAGATAATCAAGAGCAGGAAATTTACGCTTACGGAAATATATCATTAATCAAAGAATATAATTTAATTATTGCTAAAAAATCAAAACTATCAAAAAGAAAAAGAGATATTGTTGTAAGTCGTTTAGCTTACGAACTCAAAAATAATAATATTTATGATTACGAGAAAGAGCAAGTTGTAGGTTACAGTTGTTCTTAACGGCATACTTGCTTAAACTGAAAAATGTTTTTACATTTTTTTGTTTTAAGCAATATGTTAAGGGCTTCTTCTTTTATCCGAGCCAAAAAAAATATTTTAATTATTAACTATATAAAATTTAAAATCATGAATATTGAATATGTAGAAAACGGTGTTAATTTCGGTGAAACTTTTGTATCACTTGACGAAATTACAAAAAAAGTAAATAAAGTAAAAGTAAAAAATCAAAAACTCAGTTTAATGACAATTGAGTGGGATGGAGGAAGAGGTTTTGATGGTTGTTGTGAGCAATATACAGATAGTATAGAAAATCTTAAAAGAATAAAAGAAATTCTAATTGGAAAAACTATTAATTTTGGAGAAATTGCAGGCAAACATTCAGAAATATATGGAGAAATGGAGGAATGCGATTTTAATATAAGTGAAGAAAATAAAGATGTTACAGATTTTTTATCAAAGCACCCATCAGGACATGAATATGACCATTCTTTTTTACATACTTTTAACGATTGGCTATATGATGCAGATGAAGATGAAGTTTCAGAAACTGAAAAAACAGATTTTTTAAAAATATTGAAATAAAATATTAGTTAAGGGTAGTGGCTTTGCTATTGCCCTTAACGAATAGTGTTTGTGGTGAAAATTTGTTTTTCACAAATTTATAACATCAAAAACAATGTTATACGCTTTATTTTCAATCGTATAGCATTATAAAGAAAAATAATCTAAAAACAAACACTAAAACATTTGATTTAATAAATAAATTGTTTTATATTTGTAACATCAAAAGCAATCAAGCTGACATGTAAAAAAAGAAATTATGAAAAATCAAGAAATTTATTTAGGAAATGGCTGTTTATATGCAAGATTTGAAAACAATACACTTTCGTTTGAGGGTAGCAAAATTACTACATCTCAGGTGGTAGGAATTGAGGAATATACCTTGTTAAAAGGTGGTGCGTTAATTAAAAATGAATGGTCTAAGCCGTTTGATGCTGTTGGTGGTGGAATGCAGGAAAACCAAACACTTGAAGTTTTTTTGAAAAAATCAGAAACTTGCATAGTTTTATGTAATGCTCAAAATCAAATAGATAGTTATATTCAATTTAAAAATGAGAATGGAACTTTGAAATTTAAAGTTATAGCTGAAGAATGTTATTATACTAATGAATTTCAGGGTATTATTGAGAATAAAATAATAAGCGAAAAAAAATTTAGAAAATATATAGAAAATATATAGAAAATGCAAATTAAAAAACTTAGAAATAAAAAAGGGATTACACAGCAAGAGCTTGCAAATCGTTTAGATAAGAAATTTCAATACATTTCCAATATTGAAACTGGAAAGCGAAATGTTAGCCTTGAAATGTATTCAGAAATATGCATTGCATTAGGTTATACGGAACTTGAAACACTTCAATTAATAGCCAATAAACTTGGTTATTCGTGTGTTTTGAGTTGCGTATAACAGGATGCTTTATTTACCGCCATTGTACTAATAACGCTATAATTATATGAGTATGTGCGAGTTAATAGGGTTTGACAATTATAAAAAAATATGCTACGAGAAACAAGAAAGAAAATAGCTATGTTTATTTGCAAACTGCTGAAAGTAGATGTAATAATAAGCCTAACACCTGAGGAAATGGCGAAAGTTTGGGAGGAATTAGATTCAACAGCAGTTGAGCAAAATGAAAACACGTCAGCCGACTGGGCAGGACTTACAGGAATACATAATAATACAGATTATTTTTAAGCCCCTATATTTATTAAAACCGCTCAATAAATGAGCGGTTTTTTTATATTATCAAATATTAAGATATGTTAAGAAATGTTAATTTAATTGCACATGTAAAACAGAAGTTGTATATTTGTGTAACAAAAGAAAAAATATTTACAAACATAAAATTAGAAACATGGAAAATTTAATTAAAAATATAACAGAAAATATAAAATTAAGAAAAGATACATTAACCCAAATCAATAAAAAAAACGGTGGAAATGTAGATAATTATTCTAGGATGGAATTAAAAAGGTGTGCAATGATTATTAAGCAAATCAAAAAGAGAGAAACGAATATAATCGAATTAAAAAGGGGTTTTATGAAAAGGGTATAATACGTTTTAATCAAAAGAGATGTTTATAAAAATACTACTTAAATTATTTGAGTAGTTTTTTTTTGTTATTAAAAACTGTATATTTGTTAAAAATTTAAAATATGTTTATTTTACAAAAGGATTTTTACGAAATATATACAGAAATAGCCTTCAAAAAATTGATTAGTAATAATTCTGCAATTTGGGGAAGTAATCTAAAGACGGTAATTGAAGACGTAAAAGGCTATTTACGCAATAGATATGACGTGAGCAAGGTATTTGCTCCTTTAAATTTGTTTGATTTAACAGAGACATACGCAATTGATGACAGATTGTATATTGATGCTGAGACATACAGCGAAAAGACGTATATCTTAAATGAGCTTACAAGTTTTGAAGACAATATTTATTATTGCAATACACCAATTACGGCAGGAGAACCGTTTGATGTATCAAAATTCACTTTAATTGGTACAAAGGATGACATTTTTACTTGCACCGCAGAAAGTACAGGAAATTACCCAACTGATACTGATTATTTTTCAAATATAGACAGCCGAAATGCCAAAATAGTTGAAATTGTCTGTGATATAATTCTGTATAATTTACTTAACAGACTTAATTCAATTGATATACCAGCTAACAGGAAAGAACGGTATGATGGGAATGATGGCAAACAGTCGGGCGGAGCTATTGGCTGGCTTAAATCTGTATCAAAAGGTATGATTGAGCCAGACCTTCCACTTTTAGAAACAGCACAGGAGGATGGAACAGGGAACATTGTATTACATGGTAATTCAAGCGAAACAATAGAAAAATATACAACGATATGAATTCAACGGAGATAAAAGAGATATTCCCAAATGCTTTACTAGAATTAAGGCGTTTAGGTTATTCGGTTTCTTATATTCCGATAAAAAACAAGTTCCTTCTTAACTCAAAAGCAAATAGGCAAACACTCAAATTTGAAGAGATGCAAATTATGGAGGAAAGATATAAACCAAGCCGTACAGGGCAATTACAAGGATTGCAAAGGGGCTTAAATGACGATATAAAATGAATTTAAAGTTTTGGCAAAGACCAATAGCGGAGGTTGTAAATGAAGTGCAAACTCAGAACGTACAGGAGGAACTTATAAAAGAACCTTTAGAACGTGTACGAGGGAGTTTAAAGTATTGGGGCGAAGCTGTGGACGATGCGGAAAACCCATTCATGCCCGAAAGTATAAGGTATCAAAATTTACTTAATATTTATAGGAATATAGAATTAGACCCTCATATCTCTGCAATTACGGAAACAATTTTAAACAGAATTGCACAAACTCCTTTTCAAGTTACGGATAAGAGCGGAGAAATTGACGAAGAAAAAACGGCTTTTTTTAAAACTTCTTGGTTCTTAGAATTAGTAAAATATATTATTGATGCTGATTATTGGGGTTTCTCCTTAATTCAAATTACAGACATTAAGGACGGCAAAATAAAAAAAATTGAAAACATTAACCGTTTTTACATTCGACCAGAGGCGGAGGGCGTGGCTCAAAACCTTTGGCAAGATGATATATTTGCAAAATACAATGAAGCACCATTGGACAAGTGGACTTTATTTATTAAGTCTCCTAAGCATTTAGGGCGTTTTAATACGGTTGCAAAATCGTTTATTTTAAAAAGAGAAGTACAGCAGTTTTGGGCGGTTTATAACGAATTGTTTACAACTCCATACTATACAGTAAAGACTAATTTTAACGATAAAACACACAGAAATAACTTAATAAATTGGTTACAAGCTCGGAAACATTCAGGGTTTGCGGTTGTGGGTACAGATGATGAAATAAGCAGTATAGCAGGTGGAGGCACTGGCTACGTTTCTTATGAGGCGTTTAAGAAAGATACTAATCAAGATATGAGTAAGGCGTTTTTAGGCTCTACAATGGTGCTTGAAGATGGCAGTTCAAGAAGTCAAGCGGAGGTACACGACAATAATACAGAGAGTTTTATCAGAGCGAAAGCGGTTTGGATTGAAAACATAATAAACGAGGAGTTAATCCCTAAAATGCAGGGATTAGGTCTTGACATTTCAGTAGATTATACTTTTAAATGGGTTTATGCTCAAAAAATGACCTCTAAGGATTGGACGGAAATCATTGCACAACTTTCTCCTCATTACGATTTTGAAGAAAAAGAAATAACTGAAAAAATCGGAATGAGGGTTGACAAAAAAGAGCAAACAGAGGTAAATATAAACCAGAATCAAAAAACAAAATTAGAAAACGTATTTAATCACTTATACAATGCAAGCACGAACGATTAACGAAATATTAACGGAGGTATTGGCTGAAAAGGCTACTATGCCAGAATTGGCGATTTTAACAAATCCAAGTAATGCCTCTATATGGTATAATTTACTTGCTATGTTTTCGGTTGAAGTTAACATAATGGAGAATTTAGCCGACCAATTAATAGAAGATGTTGAAAGTCGGGTTTTTGAAATTCCATCGGGTACTATTTTATGGTATGCCGTAGAAACTTTGAATTATCAATTTGGCGACAGTTTAAGTATTATTGACGGTCTCCCCCAGTATGCAGTAATTGACGACACAAAAAGAGTTGTAAAACAATCGGCATGTACAGAGCAGTCGGGAGCTTTAATCGTTAAGGCAGGGAAAACAGACGGGAGCGGTAACACTATACCGTTAATTGCCTCGGAATTATCGGGGTTACAGCAATATTGGTTAGAAAAAAGGTTTGCAGGGGTTAATTTGTCCGTTATTTCAATTAATGCCGACTTAATAAAGTCCTATGTTGACATCCAAATAGAAGGACAACTCCTTAGCTTAACAGGCGAAAGTTTAACAGATGCAGGGGTTTACCCTGTTATTGATGCCGTGAAAGAATACTATAAAGACATTGATTTTGGCGGAGAATTTCGGGTTATGGACTTAGTCGATGTAATACAAAATGTAAAAGGTACTAAAAACGTTGTTGCAAAAAGCATTCTTGCAAAACCTTATACAGGCGGAACGTGGGCGGAGATTATGGACGACAACGAACAAAATTATATTTCATTGGCTGGCTATTTGTCAGAAGACCCAACGGACACATTAAGCACAACATTAAACTATTATATATAATGTTTACTACTGATAAATACGATATTGATACAGAGGCGGTGTTTTTACGGCTTTCTCCTAGTTTTTGGCTTATTACTCCCGAAACTGGAGAAGATAAAGTCGTTTGGTCTGATTATTTAAAACTTGTTTCAACTATGTTAAAGAACATACAAGAAGAACTTTTGAATAATGCGAATAAGTTCCATACATTTTTAAGTTACACAGGACAACATTTGTCTTTAGAGAAATTGCTCAATGATAATTTTGACAATTCTTTAAGGCGAATTTTTATAACAGAAAATAACATTTCAATATCAAATTATATTTGGTATTTACAAGGAGAAACAGACCCCGACAATAAAGTTTGGTACACACAAGGAGAAACAGACCCAAGTCCTAAAGATTGGTACACAGAAATAGAGTTAAGCAGTATTTTAAACTTTACGGTAAATATTCCAACAACATTAACAATTAATGAAAACGAATTAAGAGCATTAATGGCAAGTTATGTCGTTAATGGCTATGATTTTAATATAATATATTTCTAACATGAACAATAAACTCACATTTACAGGCGGAGAGCCTAACATGAACGAAGACGATTTTTTAAGAATACAAAAGGCAAATCAAAGATTTATACATAATATGTTTGCGGATTTTGGCGATTGTATTATAGAGGGATGTAGGTCTAACATATCTGGAGGAGACATTGACCTTGAGAGTGGTTACATATTACTTGATGGCGAAGTTTTAAGAGTTAGTGGCGGAATAGTATCAGGTACAGGCAAGGCATATTGGCAATTTGAAAAATCCACAACTTACGATACTGGCGGAGACAAAACTTTTTTAGACGGAACACCACGCCAAACATGGGAGATAAACAGGGCTTTCCCTGTAAATGTTGATACGGTAACAACACTTAATATTGAAGAGGCAGAGAGACTATTCCCATCCGAGACATGGATAACTCCAACTCTTACAACTAACTGGGGTAATACAGACCTTCAATATAAAAGAGATAAAAGAGGGATTGTACATATATCGGGGAGAGTTACAAGATTTTCAGCCTCTTCCAAAGTAGCGTTTACTTTACCAGAAGGACACAGACCAAGCAAAGACCTATATTTTGGGGCGGTTACAGAGGGGAGTTCTCCTATTCCTACAAATTTTAAAGTTTTACAAACTGGTGATTTTGAGATAGGAAACTCTAATATAGGCGACTTTATTATAGACATAAGATTTGAATGATAATACCTAAACCATATAACGGAGAAAGCAGAGGGGCATTTTTAATTAGATGCACCTCTACACTTGTTGGAGAGGGAACAGATGAGCGTGAATCTTCAACAATCTGTAAAAGCCAATTTGACAAAGTGGAGTTTTCTCCTACTGTTTTTTTAGGAGAGATTGCTCTTTTAAATGCTATTTACAAGGGTTTAATAAGTCCGAAAATGCTACCAGCTAACTTATACGAATTTCATTATAAAAATATTTATAGTGCTGTTGGCAAAGGATTTGGATTTGCGGAGGATTTTAAAAAAGGTTCACAGCGATATAAAACAGCTTTAGCATTTATGCAAAATGTAAGTTTCTTTTCGGGTGCAAAAACATTTCAACAAACATCATTATTAAGTCAATTAGTGTTTAATGATAACGGAACAAAAAGACCGTTTTCGGAGTTTAAAGCATTAACAAGACTAATAAATGATGAATATAATAAAGACTACCTTAGAACCGAACAAAACACAGCTTATTCTTCAGCTCAAAGTGCGGAGGAATGGCAAGAAACACAAGACTATAAAAAAGATTTACCATATTTAAGATATGTAACAGTTGGAGACGAAAGAGTAAGATATGAACATAGACTTTGGGACGGAATTACAAGACCAGTTGACGACGATTTTTGGAACACTCACTACCCTCCTAACGGCTGGAATTGTCGGTGCATTGTTGTACAATTAGCAGAGGGCGAAAAAACGAACTTAAAAAAACATTTAGAAGAATATAATAAAAGAGTTCCAGAGAAAGAAAAAGTAAAATCAATGAATAATCCGTCTAAGGTCTTTGCAAATAATGCAGGCAAAAGCGGATTTATATATAATAATCAGCATTCATATTTTAAATTCCCAAACGAATATAAAAAGAGTGCATTAAAGAATTTTGGTTTTACTATTCCGAAGGACGGAGAGGTTAAAGAAGTATTAAAAACAGTAATAAAATAATTATGGCATTTGTTATAAATTTACCGGGTATAATTCCGAGTTTAGAAGATTTTAAACAATCCGCACCTATTGGCGTGTCTCCTTTGGGTACGCCTATATTTGATGATGTTTTTTTTCCTGCTGGTAGTTATGGAGGGATAGAATATGAAAGTTTAAGAGTTCAATCGGCTGTCATTTCTGTATCACAAAGCAAAAACATAATAAAAACAAAAGTAGCAGGGAGAGATGGAACAATAAAAGAATATGTTTCTCTTGACGATTTTAATATTTCTATAAATGCAAAGATTACAGAACTTGCAAATATATTTCCAGCCGACCAGTTGACGGCATGGAAGGAGCTTGCAAAAGTATCTAAGAATATAGACATTATAAGTAAATTGCTTAATGATTATTTTGATATATTCAAGGTTGTTGTGGAAAGTTTCACCGTTAATCCTGTACAAGGGAGTTTAAATGAAGTTAATTTATTAATTGAGCTTGTATCGGATGAAGATATTAATTTAAACGATTTTGCAGAAATAAATACAAGCCAATACTTATGATAAAAAAAACAAGAGGGAGTTTCCTCAACTTATCAAAATATAATGCAATCAGGGGCGTTATTCCTGTACTTTTAGCAAATACGGTTAAAAATCACTTTATTGCAGGGTTTGCCAAAGGAGGGAGACAAACAGATGCAAGCCGTAGCGGTTGGAAAAAACGGAAAGAGGGAGCAAGACGAAATAAAGGGCGTGCATTATTGATTGATACAGGAAGTTTGAGAAGAGATATTCAAAAGCGAATTGTAACACATGATAGAATAGTCGTAGGTACAAGAAACGTACCTTATGCAATTTATCACAACGAGGGAACTACTGATATGCCACAAAGGGAAATAATAGGAGTATCAAGCGTATTAGATAAGAAATGCAGGAAAATAATTAGAGACCAACTAAAGAAAGCATTATGAGGAGCGTAAAATCAGAATTATATTTGTTTATAAAGACCTTAATAAATGGAGGCACTTATGAAAATACTATTTCAGAGGGTATTCCAGAAATTCAACACTTTGCGTTTTGGAATTCTGAATTAACTACCAACACAGTAGGAGAAACAAAAGATATATTAAACTTTAATCTTCATATTATAAGCCCAAAACTAACGGCAGAAAGCGGAGAAGATGACTATTTAGACCAAACAGACCTTGCAAATAATATTTATTTGATGTTGCAAGATGCTAGATTTTCAAGAATAGGAAACATAAAAAAAATCGACGAACGCCCCGACAATGATAGTTCTGTTTTGATGGATTGGGTTATTAGCTTTGAGGTAGAGGCTACAAATTGCACGGTTTCGACTCTTGTAGATGCTAATGATACGGAGGTTAACCCATCTGCTCCTGTTGAAAAAGAGCTAATTATAAATATAGATTAAAATAATATTTGCATAAAAGCAAAAGAAAGTATAAATTTGTTAAAAATTGTTAAAACATGTTAAAACACGGCAAAATAATTGAGAATGCAGGAGAAAAGGGGGCAATAATGCACCTATTCGGACATATCGGAAACGATATAAACGGAGATGTATTTGCTCAAGAATTAAAATATTTGTCAAATAGTGGCATAAAGAATTGTAATATCAAGATTAATTCAGTTGGTGGCAATGTTTTTCAAGGTTATTCTATCCTTGCAGGAATTGAGGAAATGAAAGCTAAAGACATTGAAATAACAACTTCTAACGTAGGAGTTGCTTACTCAGTCGCTAGTATTATTCTCTCCGCAGGAGTAAAAAGAGAAACTTATGATTATGCAACTGCAATGATACATGACCCATTTTTCAGAAACCAAGAAACGGAGAAAAACGAACTTTTAGGAAAAGTAAAAGACAGTTTACGAATGGTATTAGTCAATAATACTAACATGGAGGACGAAGTCGCAAAAGATTTAATGCAAAAAGAAACTACATTTAATTCTACTGAAATGAAAAAAGCAGGATTAATTGATAAAATAATCAAAACAGGGCGGAATGTTAATAAAAATGTAAGTAACTCAATGGAGTTAATGAACGCTTGCACAGAAATCTATAATTTAAACAATAACAAAAAGAGCATGAAAAAAGTAACTGATGTATTAGGCATGAATGCCGAAGCAAACGAAGACGCAATTTTCAACTCTGTTTCAACATTAATTGAAAAAACCAAAACGGTTGACAACTTAATGAACGAAAAAACTGTTTTGTCTTCAAAGGTTGATGCCTTGGAAAGTGAAGTACAAACGTTGAAGTCGGAGGCAGTAAGGAAAGATGCAACTCTATTAGTAGAAAATTCCATTAAAGATGGCAAATTGAAAGAAACGGCAAAAGCTGTTTGGATTGAAAACGCTGTAAAAGATTTTGACGGAACAAAAAGCCTTTTAGAGGGTTTAAATATCGTTCCTGAGTCAATCAATAACGGTCTTGAACAAGACCTAAAAGGAGACGAAAGTCTTGCAAAGAAATACGCTGAAATGATTGAAACTCCTGAGCTTATGGATAGTTTGCCGAAAGATGAACTAAAGAAAATGGAGGAAGCTTATTTTAGAGGGAACACTCAAAAAGTAGAAACGGAAAAAGTAACTAATTAAAATTAAACGAAATGGCAGAAGTAAGATTAATTGTCTTTCAAAAAATGTTGGAGAAAAAACTTTTTCCAGATAATACTTTTTTGAAATATTCAAAGAATGCAGGGCAACCGTCCGCAAAATCAATTGAAATACCACAAAGTACAGGAGGAGCTGAAAGTGTAATTGGAGGCGTAAATGCTGATTATTATGATGAAACAAGTAACCTTGACAATGCCACGGCATTAACTCCTGTTATTAGAGTAAACGACAAAAAGACGTATTCTAATATTATTATGAGACCACCTAACCCTATCGTTTTTGAAACGTTACAGGATGAAGAGTTGACTTATAACAAAGCAAATCAAGTTGCTGAGGAAGAAACTGATGAGCTAAATACAGGTATTGCAAATTACGTTCTAACGCAATGGCAACCAACTGTACAAGCAAATATTATTCCTACTACTGGACTTGATAAAGCAGGAACGGAGCAACAAAGGACAGCCGCTACTGGAGCAGTAGGTGGATATGCAACACTTGTTAAAAAGTTCGCTTATGCTGATTTGATGGCCCTTGAAAAAGCTATTAAAAAGCAGAATTTGACAGGCGGAAGTTGGTATGCGTTACCAACCGTAGAACTTTGGGATGACCTTAAACAAATTGTTGAAATCGTAGATTACGAAAAAACAGGAAACGAAACAATGCTTAAGAAAGGTATTGTAGGCAAATGGGGGAGTGTTAACTTCTTAGACCCACGCCAGAACGACCGCTGGGAGGCAAACGTCATGTACGATTTAACCTCAACACCAGTAGGCGTTGCCTATGGCGGTGCATTGAATGCAAATTGTGTGTCTGCTCTTATGGTGTGGAATGATAAATATGTAGAAAGAAACCAAGGAGGAATTAAGTTTTTCTCTCGCAAAAATGACCCTGTATATATGGGAGATTTAGTAAACTGGGGTGTAAGAGTAGGAGGCACAAGCCGAAGACTTGACGAAAAGGGCGTAATTGCTGTTTACGAAGCACCAACAACATAAAGGGAAAGCCTCTTCGGAGGCTACCTTTTTTTTATTCATATTAAATTTATAAAAGTGGAAAAAATAGACGAAAAAATGTTAGTAGCTAGAGCAAAGAAACTTTACTTTGACAAAAACTCAAAAATAAAACATGTATTTGTTGATGCTTTTGGGCGTTTCTCATACAACAAGGGCAATTTGCTTGAAATCAACTCAATTACAAAAGCGGAGGTTTTTAAAATTGATAAAAACTCTATAAAATCGATTAATACCTCTGAGGTAAACGATTTTTCAAACGAAGATACTATCAAAAAAGTTTTCGGTAAAAAAGTTGATGAAAAAACAATCCAAAAAAAATAATTAATTATGAAACAGGATATTAACGTTATCATACAAGACGGAGGGTTAGGACGTGTTGCATCAGGTAAAGACTGGGCAACTGGCTTAATTTTTCAGTCGGCAACTCTGCCGTCTGGTCTTATAGCTGATACACCAATACACATAAATACTCTGAAAGATGCGGAGGCAAAAGGTATAACGGTTGCGTTATTTCCTGTTGAGCATTATCATTTAGAGGAATTTTTCAGAGTAACGAAAAAATTTAAAACAGCGGTTTGGGTTTCCGTGATGTTTTCAAATATTGCAACTGGTACTTATGACGGAACAGTTATAAAGACTATGCAAGATGCTGAAAACGGAGCATTGAGACAGATTGGAGTTTATTTGATAGATCCATTTGCAACTGATATTATCACAACCTCAGATACTATTGCGGAGGCTTTAAACGTTGCAGGTTTTCCTGTTTCTGTTTATGTTTCGGCAGATGTTGCAGACCATTCGGCGTTAACAGATGCAAGGAGCTTAAATAAAAAATGGGTTTCGACTATCTTAGCACAGGACGGAAACGGTAAAGGTTCGGCTCTCTATACAACAGAAGGTTATTCAATCGGTACAATTGGGGCAGTGTTAGGGGCTACGGCTTCGGCAAATGTACACGAGCGTATCGGCTGGGTAGAAAAATTTGATATTTCGGGAGATACGGAACTGCAAACGTTGGCTTTAGTTGATGGGTCATTAATTACTCCAGCATTGGACGTAATGATTGACCAACTAAATGACTATGGTTATACTGTAATGGTTTACAGGAGAGTTGCAGGTTCTTATATCTACACGGATGCGGTAACGGCTTCGGCTGAAATGTCTGACTATACAGAACAGAGATTTAACAGAACAATAGGGAAAGCAAAAAGACTAATTTTAACAGAGTTAGCTCCGATGCAAAATGCTCCTATATATGTTAACCCTACAACTGGTAAAATGACAGAAAAAACAATTTCAGTAATTAAAAACACTGTATTGTCTGCATTAAATCAACTTGCTATTAATCAAGAACTTTCTTTTGATTTTAATACAGGGAGAATACCTGATGATAGTGTAACAATTGACCCCGACCAAGACGTTTTAACAACAAATAAAATTGTCATAAATGCTTCTGTTGTTCCTGTTGGAACTGCTGGAGAAATGGACATAAATTTATCATTCACTACCTCAATCGCTTAGAAAAATGGAAAATCAATGTATGGTTAACGGAGTGGCATACTCTTACAAAGATGCAAAATTGACTATTGCAGGGCTGGAGATGTTCTCAGTATCGAATATAGTAGGAAAAGTAACACAGGAGAAAACAAACAATTACGGTTCTGGCTCTTTGCCTGTTTCGAGAGGAAGAGGAAAGAAAGAATTTGAATGTTCGTTTGAATTATCAATGAAAGACACGGAGAAGTTACAAAAACTAAGCCCGACAGGCTTATTAATTGACTTGCCAACTACAAACGCAATAGTTCATATTGACAATGGAACGGATAAAACAGAGTTTGTTATGTCATTTTTCGAGTTTAACGATGACGGTTTAGAAACTGCATTAGATGATAAGGAGATGAAACGAACTTATGCAGGCATCTGCGGAAATATAATTAAAACAGTATTATAACATGGAAAAAGCGGTAATTAAAAAAGTGGTAAAAACACAGGAAGAAATTTTGGAGGATAGATTTGAAAAAGCTAAATCCAAATATGAAGAGGCGATAGTTAACCACGAAAAAAGAGGAATTCACACGCATATTTTTATATGTGAGACAGGAGAGACTTGTATATTAAGAAGTCCGACAGTTCGAGAAAGCACAAAAGTAATGCCTTATATTTTAGGTTTCAATGTAGATATTGACTTAGGAAAGGCAGGAGTAGAGATAATTGAGACTTGTTGGATTGCTGGAGATGATGCCATAAGGGCAAAAGAAGATTTACTTTACGAGGTTGCAATGTCTGTTGTTCCTTTAATAGAGGTTAAAATTGCGGATGTAAAAAAAAATTAAAAAAACCGCTTTTTGATGATGACGGAGCTAGCGATATATTTTTACAATATGATGCTTTGCTCCGTTTTTATTTTCACATTAACCCCGAAACATTAAGCGAGGAGGATTATATTTTAAGATGTAGAGAATTAATATATGTCCTAGATTTTGATGGAAAAAGAAACAGCACAAATGGAATGTTAAAAATGTTTTAAATGACTACAATTGAATATCAGATACTATTGCAAGACAAAATGTCTAATATTTTAACTAAAATTAACAATAAGTTAGGAGGATTAGATAATAGATTAAAGAAAACAGGCAATAACACAACTAAATTAAAAAACCGTTTTGCTGGGCTTAGTAGCTCTTTAGGGGCGATGCTTCCAGCTCTAGGAGTTGCTGGTGTTGTCATGGGTATTGGCAAAATTGGCGGTGCAATAATAAGCCTAGGGGCTGACATGGAGCAAACAAAAGTATCTTTCTCTGTTATGTTGGGTTCTATGGATAAAGCGAATAAAATGGTGGATGACATAAACGCATTTGCTAACGTTACTCCTTTTGAAAATGATACACTTTTTGAGACGACTAAACTACTTTTAAACTATGGAGTAGCACAGGATAAAATGATGCCTACCTTAAAAAGGTTGGGCGATGTCTCGGGCGGTTCTGCGGAGAAAATGCAAAGGCTGGCTTTAGCTTATGGTCAAGCTCGCTCATTAGGGAGGTTGCAAGGTCAAGACATGAAACAAATGATTGAAGTCGGTTTTAATCCACTTTCTGAAATGGCACGAACCACAGGAAAGAGTATTGCGGAGTTATCTAAGATGATGGGTAAAGGTCAAATTTCTATCAAAATGCTTGACGATGCTTTTATTTCTGCGACCTCTAAGGGCGGAAAGTTCAATAATATGATGGAGAAACAGAGCCAGACTTTTACAGGGAAAATGTCAACCTTTATGGGTAAATTAAAAATGATAGGAATAACAATTGGCACGAAATTAATACCAATTTTAAGTAAATTCTTAGATATTCTTATCAAAGCTGTTGACTGGGTGGGTACATTATCGTTTAATTTTAGCGATTTTAATGTAGGATTAAAAGACCTTACAAAAACACTAGGGTTTTTAAATAAAGAATTCGAGCTAAAAGGTGCAAATAAGGGAGCTGGAGGACTTAAAAAAGCTTCTGACATGATAGGCTCTTTTTCTGAAAAACTACGCTCTGGAGCTATGGCAGGATTAAAAGGAGCAATAAAATACTTTGTTTGGTTAGAAACTAAAATATTTCAAGCTTATACGGTTGTTGTCCGATTTTTCAAAGCGTTTGACTATCAAACTGGTTTTGATGCTTTTAGGGATAAAATAATGAAAGTTTTTAATCTTGTTTCAAATAAAATTAATTACATGAGTGAAAAACTAGATGTATTTAAGGAGAACAACAAAGAGACGTTAAAATGGATTGCCGATTTATGGGATAAGGTGTTTGGATATATTGGCGAGAAATGGGATAAATTAGTAGAAAAATTTAGTTTAAAAGGCACAAGATTTGAGGGGATATTTGATTTTGACGAAAACGGCACAGGCAAAAATATAAAAAAAATACTAGACAAAAGCAGAGCAAAGTCTTCTAAAGTTAAGAATATTTTCAGCGAGCCAGCCACAGGCGGAACTGTAAAAGATGCACAGAACCAAATCAATAAAATAACTGGTTCAGCTCCAAAAGTTTTTAATTTGAATATTACAAAAATGGTAGAGAATTTCTCTGTAAACACTACGAATATGCAACAAGGAGGTGCTGAAATAAAAGATTATTTCCTAGAACTATTACAGGGTGCTTTAGTTGACATTCAAACAAATGTAAGGTAATGGTAGGAGTTTTAACCCAAAATATAACAGTATATAAAAAAGGAAAATTAGTGTTTACATTCCCTTTTATTACGTCTTGCAATATTAGTTCAAGCCGTGAGAATTTTACCGATACGGCAATTCTTGAATTTCCACGAAAAACATACACCGACAATAGAACTGTATTAGATTTTATAAATGTAGGAGACAGTATAAAAATAGAATTAGGATATTCTGGTTATTTAGAAAAAACCGTTTTTGAAGGTTACATTTCAAAGATTAAAAATGATACTTCAATTATTATAAAAGTGGAGGATGACGCATTTATTTATAAAAGTCAAATAATAGAGCCAAAAGTTTTTAAAAAAACTACTTTAAAGGAGATATTAACCTTTTATTATAAGGGTGTTTTTGTTACAACAAATGCGGATATTGGCACGTGGATTGTGAACGAAAATGTAACTTTAATTGATATGTTTGATGAACTCCGCCAAAAGTTGGGCGTTCTTTCTTATTGGCAAAATGGCATCTTATACGTAGGGGCGGAGATTGAAAAAAGGGCTTCTAAAATTGTTGTTTTTGACATAAATAAGAATGTACCGACTGATACAGATAACATCCAATTAGAAGGTAGCGATGATATAGGAGTTATTTCTTGTGGTATTAGTACGCAAAAGAACGGCAAAACGATTAAAAGATATGCTTATTATAAAGATGCAGCACATACGGAGATAATAACAACATCAATAAAGCCTTTAGGTTCAATTAATACAATGAAAAGACCTAATTTAACACAGTCTAAGCTTGATTACTGGATTATTAGGCGTTTACCAAATCTTTACACCAATATAAACCTAGGAGACATTACAACATTTGGCATTCCTGTTTTTGAGCATGGAGATTTGGCAAAAGTAATTAACTCTAAAGATAAGGGCGTTAACGGAGTATATGACATTGTAGGAGTTGACAAAACATTTGACACTTCAACAGGATATAAACAAACCGCTAAAATAGGTCTTAAAATAAAAAATATTTCTTAAATTTGGGCTATGATTAAGGACGTTATAAATAATTTTATTGAAAATTGGGCGAATAAACAGGAGATTTACTTGAAATTGGGGACAGTTACAAGCGTTTCGGAGGCTGATTTTTCTTTTATTATGAAACCAAACACAGGAGACGGAGCGATTGAGGTTGACATGACAACCCAAGGCTCTAATAATTCGGCTTTTGTTGTAGTTCCTGCGGTCGGCTCTGTTGTTTTGGTTGGTTATACTAACAATTCAGATGCTTATGCAGTCTCTATTGAAACAGCGGACAAAATTATATTTAACGGAGGTCAAAACGATGGATTAATTAATATTGCAGACCAAACAACGAAATTAAATAAATTAGTTACAGAAGTTAAAGCATTGAAAAACGCATATAATACACATACTCACACAGTTTCGGGAGCGGTTACTCTCGTTCCTTTAGTCCCTTTTACAGGAAATTTTACGAAATTTAATAAAAGTGATTACGAAGACGAAAAAATAATGCACTAATGGAAGAAAACGACATATTAATAGAGAATACAGATGTTGCAGTACTAAATGGAGACTTTGACATACAAGACTGTAATAATCAAAACTTAAAGCACCTGATTATAGCAGTACCGAGCAATTATGTAATTTCGCCAAAAGTGGGAGCTTCTGTTTATACGTTTCAAAATATGCCAGTTACAGACCCAAGAGAATTATTTGCAAAAATATCTAATGAATTAAAAAATGACGGATATAAAACGCCTGTTTTCGGAGGTTCAAGCGATTTAGAAAGCACAGACTTAGAAGTTTCAGCAATAAGGATTAAAACACCTATAAGGAATATAATATGATAAGCACAGTAAAATATAATCAAAATATATTTGATGCCTGTATTGATAAATATGGGAGTATTGCGTATGTCGCTCAGTTTATCAAAGAAAATTCTTTAAAATATGATAGCTTAATAGTACAAGGGCAAGAACTTATAACGCAGGAGAAAGGGAATGAAAACGTAAAAGATTTTTATTCAAGGAATAAAATTGTTCCTGCACGAGGGCAGTATATACCACCACCCCCTCCTCCCCCCTCTCTTAGTTTTTGGGTGGTCGGCAGTACATCTTTTGACCCAGTAATAGTAGCATCTGAAATAGCAGAATTTGATTTTGGAGATGGAACAAGTGAAACAACAACAAACAGCCCTACACACGTTTACGCAGATACAGAAGACTATTTAGTTAAGATTTATTTAAGTGATTTGGGGTTGATAACTCGATTAAATTTAGTTGGAGATAAATTAAAGGGGATGTTAGATGTATCACTACTAACTAATTTAGATGTCCTATATTGCTATAATAATCAATTAACAGATTTATCAAGTAATGTTAATTTAACTCGTTTAATTTGCCATTCTAACCAATTAACAGAATTATCAAGTAATATTAATTTAACTCGTTTAACTTGCCATTCTAACCAATTAACAGAATTAGATTTATCAAGTAGTATTAATTTAACTTATTTAGAGGCCCAGACTAACAAATTAACAGAATTAGATTTATCAAGTAATGTTAATTTAACTTATTTAGAGTGTTCATCTAACAAATTAACACCCCCTGATTTATCAAATAACGTTAATCTACGTACTTTGAAGTGTTCATCTAACCAATTAACAGAATTAGATTTATCAAATAACGTTAATCTACGTACTTTGAAGTGTTCATCTAACCAATTAACAGAATTAGATTTATCACAATTAACTAATTTAACTCAGTTGCTTTGTTACACAAATCAGATTTCAATATTAGATTTACAAAGCCCTAAACTAAATTACATTGATTTTAGGAGCAACAATATGACCTCAGCACAAGTTGACCAAGTTTGGATTAACTTAGACAACAGCACAACACAAATAGATGGTTATGCAGATGGAGGAGGCACAAATGATGCCCCAACAAGTGCAAGTCAAACAGCACGAGATAATTTAACAGCTAACGGCTGGACATTAATTTTATAAAAATGGAACATACACTACTAGAAAATGATTTTGTACTTGTTTACAAAAATCAAAACATATTAAATCGGAGTTTTCACGAAAGCGGAAAACTTGTAAAATCGACAAACGGCGAGGTAAACTATTTTATTTCAAAAGATGAAAATCTTGTAAATGATTTTATTTTGCAACACAATTTAAAGCCGATTTTCGAGGGCGGAGCGTGGGATTTTGACAGCAAATTCCGTTTTAAAATTTCGCAAATTGAATTAATTGAAGACGATAATTTATTTCAATTATTGACATACGCAAAAAGCAGCAATGAAATAAAATACAAAATATATGCAAGTGAAATTGTCATTTATGTAAATTACTTTTTTCAGCCTCATTTAGATTTAATTTTGCAAAAAAATATTGAGATTGAAAAAGCGGAAGGAGTTGAGGATATTATAATTAACAAATAACTAAATAATAATTAATATCATGGGAAAATACAACAAAATAGACATTGCTTTAGGCTTAAAGCCTAATATTAGTACTGTTTACAAGTACGGAGCTGGTAAGGTCGGAACTTCTTTTAGTCCTATTTGGGATAATGGAGGAGCTTATAATTGGATAACGACAGCTACAAAATTACAGGTTGTCTCTTCGGACACGGACGATGTAAACGGAGGGGCAGGTGCTTGGACTATTAAGATTTACGGTCTTGATGAAAATTGGAACGAAATATCAGAGACTATCGAACTAGACGGAACGTCTGCCGTTGAAACCGCAAATACTTATATTAGATGTTATAGGGCAATAATAATGTCAGGGGGTACAAGAATAGGACTTGCTGGAGATATAACCATTTACGAAACAGGAAGCCCCTCCAAAATAGTTGCATCGGTGTTGGAGGAAAAAAATCAAACACACATGGCAATTTATACAATCCCTGCAAACAAAACGGCATTAATTGCGAATGCAGATGCAAACGCAGGTAAAGGAAAAGAGGCAGAGGTTGAATTATTGATTAAAGAAAACATTATAGGAGATGAGGTTGATTTGGTAAAAGCAACTAGGTATATTTATCAAAATTCATTCTCAAGAGTTTATAATTCCCCTCGTAAATTGAAAGAGAAGACGGATATATGGGTTAGGGGTAAGTCAGCATTAGGGCCTGTAAATTTATCAGCAAGTTTTGAAATTTGCCTTTTTGATATTTAAAAAAAGAGTAGGAGATGACACAAGAAATATTGATAACGTTAATTACAGCATTCTTAGGAAGTGCAACGACTATATTAACATTTTGGATAAAAACCAAAAATGATAATAAAAAATTGTTATTAGTCGTTGCAAATGAGAATAATAAGATATTAACGGAGGTCTCAAAAAATGATAAGATGCAGACTGAACGATTAGAGTATCAGTCTGCCCAACTTCAACGTTTAGAAAATAGAATAAAAGGAGTTGAGGCAAAAGTTAACAATTTGCAAGTAACAAGCTCGTTAATTCAAAATGATGTCGCAGAAAATAAAGAACTACACAAATATAGCCGTTTTTATGGAGACCTAGCAACAGAAATAGATGACGAGCATATATCATGTATTGATGAGTATGGAATTAAAAGGCGAACTCCTACTTATGACGAACTCGGAGCAATAAAAGAAGCCATAAAAGACGTGCTTTTCACTGTTATTAAGAAGAATTTTAATGTAGCAAACAGACGTTATATAAATGATTTATTTGATATTAAATTAAATGCAATAATAAATAACGATTATAATGATTTAAAACAGTCGTTTATATCATTTTCCTCTACGATTTACAATATTTGCAACAAAAAAGAAAACGGAGTAAGAAGGCTTGCTATGACAGAGAAAACAAAAGAATTTATACAAGAGGTGTATTCTGTATATATAGGAATAAAAAAAGAGGCTATTTAAAGCCTCTTTAATCTATGTTTTAAACTTTTCAAAGAATAAAATTTCCGCTTGTTATCTTTCACTAAGTAATACCCTTCTATTTTATTTTTGAAACTCCGTTTTATTTTTCGTTCAGAAATATACTTAAATTTACATAATTTATCTTTAATTTTATATGCTTTTCGAGATAAAGTTTTGTCCTTTATTTTATAATTGTCAAACCCTATTAACTCGTACATACTCATATAATTATAGCGTTATTAGTACAATGGCGGTAAATAAAGCATCCTGTTAAGTGCAACTAAGCAACCGATATATTAGACAATTCTTCTTCTAATTCTTCAATTCTTTTTTCTGCATTATTTAAGTCCTCACTTAAATCAGTTAATTGGTCGTTTGCTTTATCTCTCATTTCAGAATTTAAGTCTCGCAATTCTTCGATATTTGTTTCTACTTCTTCTGTAAAAATAAGTTTAAAGTATTTATCAGTCATTTCCGATTTGTAATCATCGGAAATATTTGGTTGTATGTCGTCTATTAAATCGCCTAAATACTGCTCAACCCATTCTGATATTGAGTTTAAATTGGCATTTATTGTTGGACATGTTTGTTTGAAGTCTAGTTCCATTTTTTGATATATTTTATAATAGTTTGTATTTTGATATTTATAAGCCTGAAAAGTAAAAATAAAGCACTTAACAGGCAATTTGAAGTCAGTTTTGCGAAAAGCAAAACCGCCTCAATATTGCTATTCGTTAAGTGCAACTAAAACGGAAACACACCAGACCATTCTTCCAATAAATCTAAGGTTGCTCCAACAAACTCAGAATTATTTTTTACTAAATTTTGAGTTTTATATAAAAGTCTTAATTTTCTTTCTGCCGTTTCAGTCAGTGGTAGTTTTTGGTTTTCAATAATTGGAGTATTTACAAACCGTAATCTTTCTGCGAAAACTGTAATTATATCGCCTTTTTCGGTTTGCACTATTGCTACGCTTTCATTATCTGCATCAAATCCAAATTTATGAACAAATACAACAATATCTTCTTTCATGTCTAATACTTTTTGTAAAATCGCTTTTCTTAATTCCATTTTAATAAATATTTTAATAGTTAATAATTCTTTTTATTTATAGCCTGAAAAGTGAAAATAAAGCACTTAACAGGCAATTTGAAAACATTAAAAAAATTAAAAAGAAATTTTTTAAACGTTTCAATATTGCTATTCGTTATATTTAACTCAAAGACCGCTCATATTCTTCTTTTGTGGCAGGTATGAAATTTTCTAACTTATAATGACTACCAAATAGTTTTTCATTTGTATTTGCTCGCCAATATTCTCTCCCTTTCCATTTTAGTAGCTCCCAATCTGGTTTTACAACTTGCGTTTCTGATTTTATATAAGTAGGTAATTCCTCTCGTTTTCGTTCTTCCCACCAATTTAATTTTTGAAAAAGATGTGGATACATTTCTAAATTAACAACTTTTAATCCTGATAAATTATTAATTTTACATCTTTTTAAATTTGTTAGAATTTCAGAAACTTCAATTTCTGTATCTTTATATTTAATTCGTTCCAAAATATCATTTTTTTTAAAAATACTATTTGGATATTCTGCAATAATTTTAAATCTTGGACTTAATAAATTTTCCATATTTTTATTTGTATTAAAATGATTATCAATAAATATAACATAGCTTGGTGTCAGTGGCTTTTGCTATTGGTTTGTAAATTTACTTAGTTCTTATTTTTTACTTTTTGCTGTAAAAGCTTAATAATAAGAAACATAACATTTGCTTAAAACAAGCGTGAAAAACGCCAGTTTTAGAGCAGTTGCCGTTAAGGTTAATTAACGTATATTCGTTATAAATAATTTCTTAGTTGATTGTAACAGGAAACCTTAATGGATTATCAGCAAAACTAATCTCGTCATGTTTGTCAATTGTTTCGGTTGAGAAAAACATCACATTGTGATTATTACCGACTTCAATAGGATAACAATTGTCTAGTTTCATTTTTGTAAAAGAATATTGCAAGCAAGAAATTTTAGTGTTTATTATATTGCCGAAAAATAAAACAGATGCGTAATAATTCCATCTAATAGAAAATTCAACTCCTCTATTTTCAAATAGAATAGTTTTATAAAAGTTTTGAGATTTTTTAGCTAATTTAGAATCTTTATTTTTAATAACTTTCACATTATCAAAATGTTTCTTTATAAACTTAACTGTTTTTTTGAATGATTTATTTTGATTTATTATAGTTCTCATAATTTTATATTTTAGTCCAATTATTTAAAACCTCATTTATTTTTTTCTTTACTTTTTCGGGCATTGGAACAAAGTTCCCGTTTTCTAATTTTTCTTTAAAATCTTTGTTTTTTTGCTCAATTTTCAGTCTTTCAATTATCGTAATTCTCCGACTTGTATAATCTGCAAACGCTTGTAAAATGTACAAACCGCTTAAATTTCCGTATATTTTGCCGTGTTTCATTAATTTCATTTCTTTGAAAATCAAATAAATATCCGACAATTTTAAATAAAAATAATCATCTAAAATCAATAGAGCCGTCTCCTCTATCTGCTCAATTGACATTTGTTTTGTTATATCGTTATTCACAAATTTATTATATTTCAAAATCCACATTGATAAATAATCAATAGTAGCTTTTTCTCCTATATTTTGGCTCATATTAGCAACGCTTAAAGAATTTGATATAATTGCATGTTTTATTGTTTTTATTTCGTGTCGCATGCTTAAAATAGCGTTATCATGTATTAATGCGACTTTATCCGTGTTTGTTTTATATTTTTCCATACTTCTCAATCAATTTTTTTTCTAATGGGTGTATATCTGTTTCTTTTAATTTAGGTTCATTTTTTTCGCTCCATTTTTCTTTATTTGTAAACCAAACACCCAGCCTCCTAGAAATTGAAAATGATCTCTCTTTTTCAAATCTCATTTTCTTATCTGTGTCTCCGTGTTCCGTCCAGTAAGCGTAAAAATTATTCAGTTCTCCTTTTTCTTGAAACTCTGCTTTATCAATAATCGCTTTTTCCATATTTTCAAAAATTACTTTACTTTTATTTAGGGGTGTTACAGGAGCGTTACGTACACTTTTGTAATGCGTTACATTTTTGCCAACTTCTTGGTTTTTACGCCATTCAGAAACACGTTTTTTTGTCTTTTCCTTTTTTATTTTGTATTTTTCTGCAACTTTTAATACATTTTCGTTAAAAACTTTACCTTTTTGATTAAAAAGTAATTCAATTTCAAATAAAAATGAATAAATTTTCAATAATTTTTTACCTTTTATTTTTAATTGGAATAATAGAATTTGCTCTGAAACAGGACTCTCTGCAAATGCAATTTTTTCTAATATTGCAAAAAACAATCCAGTTCCTTGATAACCAAAATTGATAAACAACTCTGTTATTTTTTCGTCCTGCATTGCATTACTATCATGTAAGAAGTATTTCATTTATTCACATTTTTTTATTTCACAATTTTAAAGAAAAGAAGAGAGGTAAGGATTGTGAATAACCTTTTACAAGTTGTACGGCTCAACCTCTCCGCAAAGATAACAATTATTTTATTAATCCTTGTTTTATAAGCTCTTTTTTTTGAGCCTCAAACGTTTTTTTTACGCAAAGCTCTAATCCTAAGGATTTTAATTTTGAGTTTAACTTCTTGATATTGTTTAGTATATAAGGCTTTGCAAAGTTCCCTTTATATCCGAATGTGGCGGAGAACTTTGTCCATGTTTTAAATTGTTCTTTTACTTCCTTGTTTATTTCGTGTATCATTTGTATTTATTTATAATGTTTAATAACTCGCTTTTACTCCATTTAAAATCTGCGTTTTTTTTGTACATTTCTGCAATTCCTACCAATTTATCAAATTCTTCAATTCCTATTTTTTTAATAAGGTTTTCGGTGTAGGATTGTTTTATTTCGGGTTTAACCTCCATAAACGTATTGCACTCTCTACATTGTCCGTGTACATTATTAGGATTGTATTTTAAAACAGGATAACTTCCTCCGCTAAAATAATGTCCAGCATCTGTAAATGGTCTTCCGCAAGAAATACAACCGCTGTTCTGGTCTCGCTCCCTTATTGCTTTATTGAATATATAGGACGCTTTTTTTTGCATCCAAGATAATGAGTTCCGTTTCATATTATAATAATTAAAATTACAATTACAAATATTGCAATCGCAAATATTTTATTCCGTTCTTGCCTCCATTATTGACATTTTAAGTTACTTATTAAATGCAAATGTACAAATTATGTTTTATAATAATAATAAATTAACATATTTTAACACAAAACATGTATTTAGTTAAAATATGTTAATGAATGTTAAAATGTTTTGAGTTATTAACTTTTATATTTAATATTGTGAACAATTAAAAATTAAAAACATGAACAATCCATTTGAAAATGCAGAGTTAATTAAGATAGAGGGGGGTTTTGAATATTCCGACCTTCTTTTATTAGAAGATTTCGGGAAATTAACTTTTTCGGAATTATTTGAAGAAATAAGAAATATAGAAATTCCGTTTCGAGCCGATTTTTTGATATTGAAAGATGTCAAAATAGAGTGCGTAAGCAAAGAACAAAAGTTTTTTGAGTTATCTATTAGCTTAGAATACTTTTTTGAGTACGAAAGTAATTTCAAAGGCTCAATTGAGGAACACAACACAAGTTGGGAAATAAACAATATAATTTTTTCAACTTTTGAAAATCTAATAAATTCATTAGTAAAATAAAAAAACATGAAAGTTAAAATTACAAAAGTAGAATTTAGAAAAGAGGTTGAAACAAA